GTGACAGTTATGCTCAACGAGTGACCTCTGGATCAACAATGATTGTGCCCTCGATAAGTCTTGTGACTACTGAGGCAGGGCTTACCATCTCAAGGTCATAGACATAAGGGCCAGCGGTTATAGCAGCTGTCTGCACTGCTGTTGCCTCAATCAGAATTGAACCAGCGGTTCCACCCAAAGTAATGCCTGTGCCAGAAGTCAAAGACAGGACTGCTGTGCCAGCGTCATAGCTATCTCTCATCTGCATCCGAGCTGTCCAGTTAGTCAAGTTGACAGGCGTGGTCACAGTTCCTGCGGTGGTATTCCAAACAAGGTTGTAGTCAAAGGATGCACCTTGAAACATTGTGAGATTTAGGGTTGCTGGTGCTTGCATTACTCGGCTCCGTAAACTGCTTCGGGGTTGTTAGGGTCAATCTGAGCGATTGGCTGTAGCTGTGTGCTTGGCAGTCCGGTGTGCGTAATCTGTGCAAGTCCAACAGCGGTAAGTGCCTCGGATGGGGTAAAGCCTGAGATAACTAACTGCTGGACCATCTTGACACGCTTCTCAAGTGTGATGACTTCGGTGTCTGCCAAGGCAATGTTAGCTAGTGGCACTCGGTACTGGTCACCCTGCTCGACTGGCTCTAGATCCTCAAGCCTGCGAATGTCGTTGGTTGAGTAGAAACCTGCCTGAGTACCGACTGAGTAGGACTGCACTCTTGAAGCTAGGTCTGCCCTGAGTAGGTCGTTGAACTGAAACTTGATAAAGGCATCGCCAGGTAGTAGGCGTGAGAACGCTGCCTCGACCTTTTCTGCCAGTGGTCTTAGAGTCATAGATACAAACTGCAAGTTATTCTGCTCAACAGATGCGTAGCTTGCTGTGCCTGGTACACCTAGTAGGTGAAGTGGCACATTGAACGCTCTAGCGATTTCCTCGACTGCAAACTTGCGTGACTCTAGTGCTTGGCTTGCTTCTGGGTCGGTCTGAGTTGCGACAAACTTTGCACCACCGGATAGGACACCTGTGCGGTGTGCTCGGCGTGTGCCGTTGCGGTGTCTTGCATCAAAGCCGTCAGCTAGTTGTTTTGCTTGCTCGCTTGTTAGGTTGCCTGGGAACTCGATGACACCAGAGGCACTTGCACCAGTTCCAAAGAACCTTGAAGCGTAATCGCTTAGTGCGATGTTTAGACCTAGTGCTTGCTTTAGAGTTTCGACTCGGCTAAGTCCTGTTAGCTCGCCTGGCATGATTAGGTCAACAATGTGAATAACCTCATCGCTTGTAAGCACTCTGCCATCGCCGTAAACCTTGTAAACCTTACGGCCTATAGCTGAACGCTCAACCTCGACTTTTTCAGGATCTAAGTTGACAAGGTTTACAACCTGTCCTTGTGCATCCCTAAAGACACGAGTGTAAGAATTGCCATGCACCAACAAGCTAGAAAAGACCTGCTGAAAGAACGCTGCCCTTGTGCTTAGGTCTACATCTGGCTGGTCCAACCAAACTGGTCGGGGGTTCAAAGGTCGGCGTGTTGCACCAATCCTTAGATAAGCCCCACATGGCAAAGTCGAGATGGTGTCAGAGATAAGGCTGACAGCAGAAAAGAATGCAACAATCTCAAACGATTTCTTTGTGGTGACATTTACACCGGACTCTGACTGCAAGCCCCAAGGCTCACCTGCACCCCAAACAGTTTGAAAGCTAACAGCTCGCTGCTCGCCAAAAAGATTTCCTAGCATTACTTACCTCGCTCGATAGCTATTCCAAAAGTGAGGATGCCAGCACCGAGCAGAACTAGACCTGCTGGTGGATAGATAAGACCTGCACCTACTGAGATTGTCAGGATGCCAACTGCCTGGAGAATTGTCGCTGTCATTACCAACCTAAATAAAGAATTGCGGGAGTAGTTCCTCAGCCTCTACTCTACCAACTGTTGCCCTATCAAAGGCTATGACCGCTGCTACCGCTGCGTCAATCTTGCGTGGTGATCCTCGATGCTCTTTGACAATGCGTGGGCCAAGTCGGTCTGTTTTGATAACAGCGTTGCTTAGGTGTCGGGCTAAAGTCGGGTTATTGTCATGGGTTAGGTTGCCTTCGGTCACAGCAGTAAATAGCTTGCTACAGGCTGGCACCATGCGACTAGGTGAGCTTGAGTTGTATTCGACTACTGGCAAGCCAAGATCTTGCATGGCTTCCATTGTGCGTTGCCATCTAAAGGGGTCACAGGCAATTTCTTTTACATTGTATGCCTGGCAAAATTGAATAATTTCATCCTCAACCTCTTGGGTGCTAACACGCCAGTCATCGGTGTCCTCTGGTTTCTTTTCCCAGACTCGGATAAGGCCGATGTGTGGCAAGGTGTCATCGGTTGGGATTGTGCAGTAAGTCAGGGCTGTGCAGTCGCCGTTGAATGAGCCGTCAAAGCCAACAATGACCGGTTGCTCAGGGTCAAGGTTTATCTGTTGCCCTAGCTGTTCCCACTTGCCAGTTGGTAGCCAAGCATTGAGCGAGCTTACCCATTGGTTTAGTCGCTTAGTCCTAAACTCTGGCTCTGGTGTTCTTAGGACTGCTGAGGCAAAGTCATCCTTGGCAACTAGATCATCAAAGCCAGGGTTGGCACTTAGCCAAGTCTGCTCAAGTCTGTGGTCTGCCTCTGGGTCAGCTTCCCACCAAGCCATAAAGAAGCTAGGGTCATCTACCTCGCCTGTGCTAACACGCTTGCCGTACTGATACAAGTTGTAGGCGATTGAGTCTTGTCCGGTCATGTCGGTCTTTTGCCCTGCTGTGGTGATGGCGATGAGCTGACCAAGCTTGCCTCGGTTTCCCATCGCTAGTTGGAATACATCAAACAAGGTCCGGTCTTTGTGAGCGTGTAGCTCATCCATAATTACTCGGCTAGGGTTCAGACCTTCCTTTGAGTAGGCCTCGGCAGACACTACTCGGTAAACGCTGTTGGTAGCTTTGACATGGATGGCATCTCGATACAAGGTGCAGAGTTCTGCAAGCTCGGACTGCTCAACCATACGCTTGGCCTCACCAAACACAATCCTTGCCTGTTCCTTTTCTGCTGCAACTGAGTAAACCTCGCCACCTTCGATACCCTCGGCAATCAAGCTGTAAAGACCAAAGGCAGCCGAGCTTAGGGCTGACTTGCCATTCTTTCGGGGCATCCCAACTAAGGCAGTTCTAAACCTTAGACCGCCATCTGCATCTCTGGCATACATGGCTTTGACTAGCTCTTGTTGCCAAGGTCTTAGATCTAGTGATTCACCGGCTCTACCTGCAATGCCGTCTTTACCAATAGACCCAAAAGATTCAGCAAACTCAATCGCATACTGACCATCGCCATCTGCAATGGCTTGCTCAGGTACAGGGGTCAGCCATCTCGGTGGCCAGCTATCCACGCTGTGCCTTTTTTTGCATTAGTTCCTCAAGCTTGCTTTGTGCCTTGACCTCTTGGATCCCTAGCTTTTGCCTAGCCATAGGAGTAAAGCCAAGGGTGTTTAGGTTTTCCTCTATCTGCTTTTCTAGCAACCTAAGTCCGGCCCTCTCATGCCAAGCATCCATGTTGTCCATGACATAGATCCTGAGTGAGTCACGCTCATCTAGCTTTTCACAGGTGAGCATTAGCAGCTCAAGGTCGGTGTGAGCTAACCAAGTTTCAGGTCGGCTAAAGGCTCGATTCCAAAGGTTTAGCCCAGACTCATCAAGCCGTCTAAAAGGTTCAGGCACAGCCTTGATAGGCATCGGCACTAGCGACATACCTGAGTCGGGGTTTTTAGCTCCGAGCAGTTTCTTTAGCTCTGGGCTTTTACCAGGGTTAGGCATTTACTTCCTTTGGTAGTTTGTCTGACTTTTTCCTGTTGCAGGACCAGTGGGCAGGTCTGAGATTGCTCATGTCATCCGAGCCACCTTTGCTAAGGGGTATCCAGTGATCTACTGTTAGACCTCTTGAGCTTGTTCGCTTGAGGCTTAGGTCAATGGGCTCGTTGCAGATAGCACAGTTGTTGCCATAAACCCTGACTACTTCATCGGCTGCTAATCGGCTTGGCTTGTTTATTAGGCCTTGCCTTTTGACTGTCTTGATGCGATACCTAGCTCGCTGAGCTTCAATGGTGCAATTAGGGTGATAAGCAGTTATTACTGATTCCCCTATTTTCCAAGTTCTTGGTTCCTTGCACCAGCCACAGGGCGTAGTTCTCATACCGCCTGGGTACTTTTGTTGTTGCTTGCTTTTATACCTAGAGGTGCCTTCAATTTTGTTGACGATAAGCCGGCACTCAGTCGAGCAAAATCTGCCACTTGGTCTATTTGTACTAAAAGGCTTTTGACAGTGAACACAACTGAGTTGCCTAGTGTTTTTGGCTCTAAGAACTCTAGCTCTTGCCTCAACTCTGCAGCGATTGGAGCAGTTGCGTTTTGGTCTACCGGCACCGACAGTTTGATCTAGGACTTTGCCACAAACTTGACACTCGCTAAGACCCATCGGGCTTTTAGGCTTGTGGCTTGCCCAGCAATCTGGCCCACAATACTTGCGTTTTCTGCCAGTCATGGCTTTGCCACAAGTAAAACATTTCATAGTTTTGAGTGTATCAGTGCAAGACTAGATGTAGTGGTTTTTTGATGGGATGCTACTACATCTAGGTTTGCATTTGGTCGGGGTGATACATCCCTGTGTTTGCTGGACCCGTTACCCACTACCGGTAATGGCCACCAGGCACCCGTACAGGGCATAACTCTAGGCAAGTGGCTTGTTTCCTCTCCTACTGTTGCATGACCTGTGTGCGGCTGCTAATGGCGAATCAGGATCACCAGCAATTAGATGGTCTGCGGTGAAGGGGTCATTAGGTCTGCCTGGTTCTTTACATAGATGACAAAACAAAGCTGTTTCTCTTATTGCTTTTGCTTTCCTTCTGTATTGGCTGTCATACAGGTTAGGTCGTCTTGCCTTCATCTCTTGCAATCTAAGGTTCTCTAGGGTTTGCCACTCTGCTTGATGTTTGTCGCAACGACTCAATCCTTTGGTTAGATCACCACAGACTAGGCAGGGCTTGGGGAATCTACCCATCCTTTCCCCAACCTTCGCCCTTGAATGTCACAGCAGGAGCTGAGTCATAGGCTCTTGGCATTACCTTCCTACAGTTGATGCAGATAGGTTTGTGTTCCTCATCCTTGATACCTCTGATGATGGTTAGGGTCATGCCACAGTCTTGGCACTTGTAGTCATAGACAGGCATTGGTTCTCTCTCTGTCCGGCAACTTAGGCTTGCTTGGCTACTTGGTCATACACCCAGCGGTAAGTCTTTTCTAATCCCTCTTGCAAGGTAATGCTCGGTGCCCAACCTAACTGCTCTTTGATGTAAGTGTTGTCTGAGCTTCTGCCCCTTACACCTTTAGGTGCATCGAGCTGATACTTCCTTGTGAGCTTGATGCCTGAGATGTCCTCAAGGATGTCAACCACTTGGTTGAGTGATACCTGTTGGTCTGAGCCAATGTTTACTGGCTGGTCTAGGTCTGAGTTGTAAAGCAACTCTGTGCCGTAGATAGCATCGTCAATGTAAGTAAAGGATCTAGTCTGCTCTCCATCGCCCCAGATGTTGATGATTGGATCACCGGTAATGGCTGCGATGGCTACCTTGCGTGAGAGTGCAGCAGGTGCTTTTTCTCTGCCCCCTTGCCAGGTTCCCTCTGGTCCATAGACATTGTGGTATCTGGCAGTTCTACCTTGGATGCCGTAGTCCTCTTGGAAGTGTCTGACCATACGCTCGCTGAATAGTTTCTCCCAGCCGTAGCCATCCTCTGGCATAGCAGGGTAGGCGTCTGACTCTTTGAGTGCGACAACATCTGGTGTGTCTTGTTTGTCTGCGTTGTAAACACAGGCTGATGAGGCAAAAAAGAAACGCTCTGCACCTTCGGCTTTAGCAGCCTCTAGCAGGTTGGTGTTGATTAGGACTGACAACATACACTCGGCTTTGTGTAGCTCGATGAAGCCCATGCCACCCATGTCTGCTGCCATGTTGAATACTTGGTTTTTTCCCTTTATTGCTGTCTTGCAGTTTTGGGCATCCTTGAGGTCAAGCACCTGGTTGTCGTAGTCATCAAAGACCTGATACCAGTTGCTCATTGGCTTGCTGTCAACTACTCGTACATTGGTGTAGCCCTGATCGTAAAGTGAGCGAACTAGCCAGCCACCGATAAAGCCACCGCCACCGGCTACTAGGACTTCTGAGTCTTTATTCATTGTTGCCTCTCTTAGAGTTTGTAAACAGTGCCGGTGAAGTGTTGGCCCTTGACTAAAGGGAATACTAACAGTCCAGGATCGCTGTCATCGCCACCCATCCCAAGCCTGTACCAGCTTGACCCAGCATCGAGTGTTGGGCATTGGATAACCCATCGGCTGTGGTCGTTGCGTCTGCCTGACTCTTTGACTGTTAGGTGATGGAAGTGGCCATGAATCAAGATGTCTGCATCTTTGACTGGCTGGTTGCCATGCGACTGATTCCGCCACCACTGCACAATGCCATCAGGTCGAGCTGCTTGATGTCCATGCACTAGCCCAAGGATCATCTGGTTATCGCCCCAAACATCTAAGGCAAGTGATTCATCGTTAGCCTGTGGCTCAAAGAATCTAACCGGCAGACCTACCTCTTGAGCTAACCTTGCAAGCTGTCGCTGAATGTGGATGCCCCAGTCATCGGTTGGGGTGCCGAGCTTGAGCTTGCCTTGTCGCCAGGCACAATGATTTGAGCCGACTGAAGCTGCTGTTATCGGTGCGTGTTTGGCAAGTAGCTTTAGGGTTTCCCACTCGAAGGTAGCCTCTAGGTCAACCTGTTGCATCAAGCTGAGGTC